TATTACTAGCACCTGTTGTATTGTCTGTTAAAGCACCATAACCAAAGGCATTATTATTATTTGCTGTAGTGTTTGCGTCTAAAGCATTAGCTCCCACTGCTACGTTTTGCGTACCTGTGGTGTTTGCAAAAAGCGCATCGTAACCAACGGCTACGTTATTAGATGCCGTTGTATTAGTTTTTAAAGCTCCCGCACCAACGGCAATATTATTTGCACCTGTGGTATTATCGCTTAAAGTCCTAAATCCTAATCCTGTGTTGTAATTAGCCGTGGTGTTTGCATCTAGTGATTCAAAACCCACTGCGGTATTTGAAGCACCTGTGGTGTTTGCTGTTAAAGCTGAAGTACCAATGGCTGTATTGTTTGATGCTGTTGTGTTTGCGTCTAATGCAGCTTTACCAATTGCAACATTGGATGCTCCTGTGGTGTTTACCAACAGAGCATTATAACCAACGGCTGTATTGTCACTTGCGGTGGTGTTCGCCCCTAAAGCATTATATCCTAAAGCTACATTGTAACCGCCTGTGGTATTGGCATCCATGCTATTAGTTCCTATAGAACTGTTCCTTGTGCCTGTGGTATTGTACAACAAGGCATCTTTACCTATAGCAACATTATAATCTGCCGTTGTGTTTGTAGCTAAAGCCTGAAAACCTATCGCTACATTACTTCCACCAGTTGTGTTTGCATCCATAGAATCCATACCGATAGCAACATTACTGGCTCCAGTTGTATTAGTGTCTAAAGCATCTTTACCGAGGGCAGTATTTCCTGCTCCTGTGGTGTTTGCTCCTAGAGCAGCCATTCCCACTGCGGTGTTGTTTGATGCTGTGGTATTGGCGTCTAGTGCCAGCGCACCGACCGCTACGTTATTTGCTCCTGTGGTATTGGCTTCCATTGCTGCTGCACCAATTGCTACGTTTGTATCTGCTGTGGTGTTTGCAGTAAGTGCGGATTTACCAATAGCAACATTTGAATCGCCTGTTGTATTGGCATCTAGTGAGTCTGCTCCTATAGCAGTATTTCCAGCCCCTGTTGTAAGAACACCACCAGCGTTATCTCCCACTGCCGTATTATTTGAGCCAGTGGTTACTGCATCAAGTGCATTCTCACCTATGGCTACGTTATCCGTTCCTGTCGTTATGGCTGTACCGAGTGATCCAGAACCAAGCCCTACATTACCTGTACCGCCTGTCATATCTAAAACATCAGTTACGGCAGCGCCTGCTCCTGCGCCATCAGCGACAATCATCTTAATTCCGCCATTCGGAATCACGACATTAGCGCCTGTGCCTTGAGATATGGTTACTGTATCACCCGCGCTGTTTTGAATAATCCAACACTTATTAACTGTGTTTGGTGCTAAAGTTACAGTACACGCTTGTGATAAAGAACCTGTAAGCGTAAGTGCCATTGCTCTGGCAGCATCACTAGCTCCATCTGCCATTGTAATCGTTGCGGTTGAAGCATCAGATAGTGCTTCAGAACCACTACCAAAAGCTTCCGCCACCAATTCTAAATTTGTATTTGTACTCGTTCCCCAAGTACCCGACTCATCGCCTGTAGTTATTTCTTTAAGTCTTAAATTGTTTACATATGTTGCCATGTTTTTTCCTCATAATAAATTAAGCTGCCTCATCTTTCCAGTTTGGCGACTGTGATGGACTAACATTTGAATAAGATGGTGATTGACTTGCTCCAGCATCTGTCCAATTTGGTGTTTGATCAGGAGCAACTGGACTCCAAACCAATAATCCTCCTAGTTTACTTGTTCCTACAACTCCTGTAATTGAAACAATTTTGGGAATGCTGACTGCTAATTCGCCTAATTCAGTTGTTCCAGCTAGTCCTGTTATAGATACAATATTTTGTGTTGCTATTGTTAAAGAGCTGATTGCTCCTGTTCCAGCAACTGTTGTTGGATAAACATTTGCGTCACAGGTAACTGTTTCATCTCCCTGCGCAACAGTCGATGCTGTGCCACTAACGCCTACAAGAGCTACACCATTTGCAACAACTGTTCCTATTGCAGTAGTACCAGCGACTCCTGTTTCGCTGACATTGGCATCACCACTAACAGTTTCAGTGCCTAAAGCGGTGGTTCCTGCAAGTCCTGTAACAGATAGGTTTGCAATACCTGTGGCAGTTAAACTATTTACTGCTCCTGTTCCTGCTACTCCTGTTTCGCTTACATTTGCATCAGCAGTTATGCTTAATGATCCTAGTGCGCTTGTTCCCGCAACACCTGTCTCTGTAACATTAGCTACACCAGTAGCAGTTAAACTACCGACAGCACCCGTAGCTGCAACACCTGTCTCTGCAACATTAGCATCACAACTAACAGTTTCTGTTCCTAAAGCGGTTGTTCCCGCAACGCCTGTTACATTAACTGTAACACTAACGACTGCAGGTTCACCCCAAGGACCAGCACCCCATGTGGACCGACCCCAACCAGCCATAACTGGTTACGCTATTCTAATAACAGCGTTACTTGCGTCTGCAGTTGGGAAAGATATTGTAAAACTACCTGCTGTGCTGGTTTTATCGCCACCGAAATCAAAAACTGCAACTGCTGGATCACCAGTAGCTGTGTCATTATAAATCATACAACCTCTCGCAGTAATGGTAGCTGTTCCAAAAGTTAGATCAGCAAAATCGGTGTAAGCGGTTGTTGATGATGTTGTGGGGTCAACATTTGTTAGAGCTGATCCACCCGCACTATAGTTTGTTCCCGATGCTTCTTGCCCTGAGCTATAGGCTGTGGTAGAAGCACTCATAGTCGCAGAGCTAGTATATAAAGCGAGCTTGAAAGAATTTCCTCCAGATGCTTTAAAATTATGTACCCCTTGCAGAAGTTCACTCTTGAAAGAAGTACACATTGCTTGTGTTATAGCCATTATAGCCTCCTAATAATTTCAGCTAAGTCCTTATGACCTTGCTGTTCTAATTGATTACCTATTGTACACATGTGGTTTTTAATTGCCTCGTGCATATAATAAGCAATGATTTTATAGCACACATTTTTAAAAGCATGTGCCTGTGCTTTTATTTGCGGTGGCGCTGTATCGCTTACCGAAATAATCTTCTGTGTTGCCATCTCGGCAATTTCTTCTGGAGTATGACCCCTCTTTTCAGTTGTCTTAACCCCTAAATTTCCTATAGATATTGTAAAAGAATCTGTTTCCATTAGTATTTTTCTGGCTCTGGTGGATTTAAATCTATATCATTTCTGTCTATTTTACCAACGGGCTTTAGCTTTTCTTCTATCTGAACCTCAGAAAACTTGCAAACTTTTATTCCAGCACCATTTTGATAAGTAACCTTTGGGTCATCTAATCTATGATAACCATAAAGTTTGTCTTTAAAACCTATATCTGTATCCAATAATGATGATGTTGGGGCAACTGAAACATTTATGCCAGCATCAATACATTTGGACAACCAAAACTCAACACAAGCCCTTCCAGCTTCTGCAAAGTGCATATTGCTTTTATAGGTGAAATCTACACCAAAAATAGAAATGCTTTTAACATTCAACCACAAAGCATAAGCAGTCGCATAAGCAATCGTGTTGTTAAAATAAGAACATCCTAGCTTTTCTACAATATCTTCTAATGGGTATTCTTCAACAGCAGGAACTCTTTCGTCTAGCTCACAAGAATAAATAGGATAATATGCTGTAGGCAAAACTAATCTCATCATTTCTGTCATAGAACCCGCATCTTCTGAATTTAAAAAACGATCCATTGGGTCTAATATAAATGCCCTATCTATACGAGGCAAAACACCTATCATTGCATTTATTGCCCATATTTCATCAAAAGATACACTGTGAGCTTGAGACAAATGAAAATCAATTTGGCTTTTGCCCATACCAACTATTGCAATATTTTTATCTTCCATTTTTTTAGAAGATTTAAAGCTGTCCTGCTCTGTAGGCATCGTTTCTGTCTCTGCCTTCTCCTAATACTTTAAGCCTGCCTAATGCAGATTCATATCTTGTGTTATAAACAGTCATCATATCCTGTTCGCCTTTCATATATACATAGCCTTCTAGCAAACAAGCATACAGCAATGCTGAAGGAGCATTCGTTGATAACCATGTTGTACCACTATCAGAGCCAGCAGTTATTGATGCCGGTCTATAAAAGTAATGTAATTCAACATTGTAAGCAGAGTCTGGTGTTGGGGCTACAATAAAGTAATCATTATCAAATATAGCGTAGTATTCAGGTTCTCCTGTTGTAGTTGCGTTTGGATATAGCTCTCTGATCCAATTAACATCTTTATTCATTAAAAAAGTTTGATTACTGCTGGCTGTATAAGATAAAGAATAAGGTGCTAAAAAATCAGTTGGAATACCTAAATATTGATTATCTGCTGATAAAGCACCCACCTGATTCTTTCTAAAAACAGGCAACTGAACATTCTCAAGAATACGATCTTCTGCTTGTTTAATAATATCTGGAAGATATGTAGTAAAAGAAGTCTCACTATTCTGGAGATAATTCTGTATTAAGTTTTTTAATTCAGCGTAAGTCATATCTAGCTCGTTGTTACTTTAAGTGTTCCTATTTCGCCATTCATATCAAGACCAACTGTTCTTGATCCAGCAGAAGTAACACCACCGCCAATAGGATCAAATGCATACAAACGCCTACTTGCTTCTTGTGCTTTATCAGGTCTTGGGTTCTCCAAAGCAATTGGATCATCAACTGGCATTCTGCCTAGTTGATACTGAGGCTGATCTTGATCAAAACACTCAGGACAAACCAAGAATCCACTGAGTCTTGTGTCAACTACTTCATCTTTTAAATCTTTTAAGTCGTAACGAAAACCGCAACGATCACAAAATCCAAAAGCATACTTACCTTGTGCAAACTGTGTCATTAGTTACTGTAAGATGTCCACGGCACAAAACGAAAATTCGCTTTAACTCTATCTTCCTCAGATGCTAATTGCCACTGTTCTTCATATTCTTGTTTAAGGAAAGACAATCTATCCCCAGCTTCTGGTCTTTTCATTGCTATATAATATGCAAGTCCAGCAACCAAACAAGGTAAAAATCTTTTGGGAACATCCATATTATTACTGCCGGGTGTCCCGCTATCGTATATTTGTCTAATTCGATAGTAAGAAACAGTATAGGTTTGCGTAGAATCAGGTACGGGCCATACTGTATATTGCGGTGTTGTTGTAAGCCTTTGAATCCATATCTGAGTAGGCTGACCTGACTGTAGTTTATTCGGTATATCAGCATACTGACTAGGCGATATTCTGGTTAATTGATAATCAGTTTGACTAGAACTATCTCCAGAATTTAACCTAAGATGTGTTTCCATCAAGTCAATCGTATCGTCAGGCAATGTATAGGTTGCTGTATCGGCAGTTAATGTTTGTGTTCCATTTTCGATTGTCCACAAGTTGATTCCACGATTCTGCCATTCGAGCATCATCATATCAATACTGCGTCTAGCAGTACGATAGTCATAGCCAGTACGAGCTTCTAGTCCCGCTCGTTCATAGGCTTCTTCAACAATCTCACCTATATTGAGATTGAAAGCATTAGTGGTCGCAATAGCCATTTAATTAACCATTCTTGCGAAATTTCTGTGGTCTAGCTGCGCCACTGCCTCTAGCAATAGTATATGAGTCACCTATAATACCTCCTGCTTTATAGCCTCTATCGTCAGCTTCTGTTGGTGTAAATACAGGTTTCTTTTTTCTAGCTGGAGTTTTTGGTTTTGGTCGAGAAATCCCTACCATTCCCCTAGACGCATACCTTTTAACTTTTGTTTTTTTTGGTTTACTAGATTTAGAATCGTAATAGCTTGGCATAGTCTGCCCTCCCGATTGTTTTCTTTTTGATTTAGAATAAGCTATAGCAACGGCTTGTTTCTGGGGATATCCTTCTTTTTTTAACTTTGAGATATTCCCAGAAATAACCTTGCTAGAACGCCCACTTTTAAGCGGCATTATTTTTTAGCTTTTTTCTTTACTGCTTTCTTAGCAGGAGATAAAGCCTTCATAGCGGCTTGCGCTTCTTTCTTAGTCATAAGGCTTCCATCAACAATGACCTCTTCGCCATCGATAATTTCTGCGACCTGAAAGATTGGTTCACCACTTGGAACTCTCTCTCCATTTTGTACTACTTTGTACTTAGCCATAATAAATTCCTAACTTGGGTTAGTGTAATGTTTGATCACAGTCATAACGATAGTATAGCTATCACCACTACTATGACCAACAGTTGTAAACTGGATATCTCCAGTTGCGCCACTTCCTGCATTATCAGGAATACCGCTAAATTCAGAAAAATCAAATTCATCAGCCCAGTCAGCAGGAAGCTGAATGACTAAAACATCGGTACTGGCATCAAAATATATTTTGACTCCCATACCAATATTACTAAATGAGATTTTTTCAATGCTTACTGAACTACAAGACATTCCTGTTACTGGATTAGTTGTTAATCCAGAAACATCAATCTTGGTGACGGCACTCTCTCCAGTACCGTCACTCACATTCGTAAATCTGAATATAGCTTTTTGCGCACCATCTTGGATGGTTTGTGTTGCTACTGCATCAGCCATAAATTACCCCCTATTAAGCGTCAGCAAATGGTGTTACTAAAGTTCCTGAACCAAGTAACTGTGCTGCAACATGGTATTTAGCACTTGCCATTGCAGTAATAACTACAATGCTTCCTGCTAAACCGCCCTTAGTTGTGCCGTTTTGTGTAAAGGTATCGTTAGATGCGCCAGAGATAAAAGTTTTGCCTGCTGCGCTGTCATCAATACCGGTATAAGCGCCACCAACAAATTTGTCAGTGCCATCGGTTGTGATGTCCATGTCTGTTGCTGCCGTTACGACAATAAAAGTGAATTGTGCGCCCAAATTACATAATTGACTTGGGTCCGTTTTATCATCAGGCTCTGTTACAACAATGCTAGGCAGAGTAAACACTCCGTCTGCATCATTACATAACAGTACTCTACCAGCATGACTGGCTACTGTGATAGTTGTGTTAGCTGTTAAACTAACAACGGAATTATAACCTGCGTTTATAAAACCAGCGAGTGATCTTACAGGTCCTGAAAAGGTTGATTTTGCCATAATTTCCTCCTACGGAAATAAGTCCTACCGTCTTGGCAAGTCTGCTAGGTCAGTCTGTAGGACAAGTTTACCCTAGATAAGGTTGATGTGGGTTGAGTAAGAAACCCCCACATCACAGGTTCCATTAACAAAATTAAGCTCCTGAAGTTCCGTAAGCACCAAGCGGATCAGATACCCCGAAGGAATATCTTTCTCTTGCTTTGTATCTTACATTACCAGTATCAAAATCGCCATCCATGCTCGTTTCCATTGGAGTTCTAACGAAATGTTTGAATCCATTTGGAACATCGGTCATTAAGAACCATGCATCAGTATCAGTTAGATAATGATTCACAGCATAACCACCGGGAACAACGCCCATTGATTTTATCGCATTAATATCATTGTCAGCAGTACCCACTCTGAGATCAGACTGTAGTATCCGTTGAGCAACAAACATCAAGTTAGGCGGTATAATCAACTTCGTTGGTTTTGCAGCAATTAGCAAACCACGCTCATCTGTCCAACCAGCAATAGTTATAATGGCGGCTTCTAGTGAAGTCTCATTAAGATCAGCATCGGTTGAAGGTTTGTTAGCGTTTGTTCCACCCGAAACAAGAGGGTGAGAGGTGCTGAATAAATCAACTCCATCACCTGAGTCATAGTCTCCAAATCCTTTATTCAAAGGATATGCAGCTTTGACTTGCTTCGTATAAGCCATAGCTCTGGCAAGTGCTTTAGTGTAGCGTGCAGAAAGCGAATCATAAAGATTATCTTCCATAGCTTCTTCAGTAATAGCAAATCCCATTGCAATGGTTTCGTGGTTGTAGCGAGCAGTAAAAGATTCTTGTGCGTTATCATAACTGATAGCAGCACCTTCGTCTTTTACGGGGGCAGCGTTAAAGCCACTTAGCTTGACTTCTTCTTCAAACGATCTGTCGGAAGATTCAGTCTCATATATCTCTTCATGCTCATTGTCGTACTTGCCGTACTCTAACCCAAACAACGCATTTAAACCGGGTAGAAGTTCTTTAAGTAATTGTGCTCTTGAAATAGCCATTTATTAAATTCCTTATATTCCAGTTGTGTTGTCCATGAGGTGCCCAGCATTAAACTTGACGACAACATCAGTGTAACTATCACCAACTTCCGAGTTCGGTCCATCAACGAATTGAATAATACGAACTGGTAGTGTATTGGTAGTAGCTGCAGTAGAAATATCGACAGCGTTTTT